ATGAAGTTAACTGATACCAAAGCTCGCAATGCTAAACCTCAAGAAAAAGCCTATCAATTGCAGGATGGTAACGGCCTGTACTTGGATGTGCGCCCTTCCGGTGTAAAAACGTGGCGTTATCGATATTGGATCACCCCCACTAAAGACGGTCGCTATACTATCGGCAGTTATCCAGCGGTATCTTTGGCTGATGCTCGTAAGGTAAGAGAGTGGGCGCGAGAACAGGTAAAGAATGGCATTGTTCCCAAGGAAGCAAAAGCAACAGAACGTGACATTGCGAAGGCTGAAAACGCTAATACATTCGAAATAGTGGCTAGAGAGTGGATGGCTAAAAAGTGGGATAACTGGTCAGCCAATACCAAAAACCAAATAATAGCTTTTATGAATAATGATATTTTCCCTGCTATCGGTGCCATGCCTATGCGAGAAATAAACGCCTCTCATATATTAAAAATAATCAGGGAATTAGAGGGGCGCGGTGCGATCTCTGTTGCGGTTAAAACTCGCCAGTGGTGTTCTGCTATTTTTTGTTATGGTGTCGCCACGTTACGTGCTGATTCTGATCCGGCTGCGGCACTTAAAGGAGCAATTATCACCCCTAAAGTTGTGCACTCTCGGTCACTGACTGGTGATGAATTGCGTGATTATTATTTGCGATTGGAAAGTTACACCGGTACCTATGTGACAATTATCGCCCTTAAAATATTGCCTCTGGTTTTTGTGCGACAAGTTGAATTACGTTCGGCTGAGTGGTCGCACATCGATTTTGATAATGCCGAGTGGACTATCCCTGCGGAGCTAATGAAGATGGGCCGCGTTCATCGGGTGCCTTTGTCTGAGCCAGTGCTATCGCTACTTAACGAGTTGAAAAAATTAACAGGCAAACGACGTTGGCTTTTTCCGAACACAAGACTAGATACCTTTATGGGGGCATCGACTCTCAACTGGGCTATTGTGCATATGGGGTATGGTAGAAAGGTGTTAACAACTCACGATTTCCGCGCTACAGCTTCAACCAGGTTGCATGAAATGGGATATCGGCATGAGGTTATCGAGCGGCAGCTAGCACACGTTGAAAAAAACCGTGTGTCAGCCGCATACAATCACGCCGAGTACATGCCAGAGAGACGGCAGTTAATGGAAGAGTGGGGCCAGTGGGTTACTGGCCTGATTGCTTCTGATTCTCCACAATAAGGTTATCAATCCATTCCTGAATCACCGTTGACGGCCAACGAGAGTTGCGCCCGTCTTTAACTGGTTTTGGGAATGTCCCTTCTTTGATGCGCAGGTAGATGGTTGTACGGTCATACCCTACAGCCTTTTCTACCCGTTCAATTGTCAATAATTCACATGTGATCATAATTAGCTGCCTTGCTTATCTGTAGGGTAAAACATTGGTGAACACTCTGACGGGTAGGCCGCCTGCCGGATCGCTATGGAGCACATAGCAATTGCAGCATTGAAATGGTTCGCAGCGTTCAGATCCTCACCCTTAAGCCCTTCGATATCAATCATGGGTAGTCCCTTTGCGGTAACCTGCCATATAAAGGCTTTGCATGAGGTCTCGGGGCTGGTAGTTGCCTTCCATGTCTTCCTCTATCGCCATCATGTCCGATATGGTCACTTCCATTTCGTCGGCTTCTTCCTTGGCTGCGTGCTTATCCAGACGGTACCCAGCCGCCAACACCGCTTTGGCGATTTTTGCCGGTTGGGAGACATCCAAATAGGTCTGCTCTTTGACAAACACACCAAGTTCAAATTTAAGTACTCCGTCCAACGTTCCCGGCCAAACTTCAGGGGGTAAAAAATCCATGCAGTAGTTACAGATAATGCTTAGTGTCAAATCAGTAACTTCATCAGCATTGCGCGCTGGCTTCCGGTAGTGGGCCGCCCAAATAGAAGTGGCGATATCACCCGGATCACTGCCAGCCGCTTTGATGATGCTCGCCAGTTGGAAAATGTTGTTGCTCATCGCGATACCTCCCTAGCAACAATTTTATAAGCCTTGAGCACCGCCGTAGAGCGACCGGAAAGCTCGGTTTTAATGAAGAAGGTGCCGCTACTATTGGCGATAACATCCGACAGAAACAGCGCGGTATCAACCACACGGTTATGTTTGCGGAACTCAAACACCGTACTGGTGATCGTGATGCTGGCCACTACGCCCTTGTCTTCATATTTAAATTTCATCGAGTACCCCCTGACAAAGTTCAAAGGCGTTATCACGCAGGGGCATAATTACCAAGAATGGATTCCCATACAGGTGATTGGTGACCGGATCGAGCAGCAACTGACACGGTGCTCCTTTTCCGTAAGGTTTGAACTTTACGGGGCCAAAGCCGCTACCAAACATCAGGTGAGGCAATGCCAGCAGTTGAGAGGTAAACATGGGAAATTCTTCACATGGCCCCGGCTCTGGTGGCAGCACCTTACTGAAATCTGGATATTGGCAATCGAGTAGTTCCAGCATGTTTGAACAAATTGGCCTCTCGTTTTCATCGTAATGGACTGCATACCAGTTGCTGCCGTCAGCGATAATCGCAGTTAATTCGGCATCGACGGCTTCGTCAGGAATGTCACCATCAAAGATAAACACGCCATCAATATCATTACCGACTTCACAGCCATGCTCCATCATCACCAGCGCACGACCATCAGTAGCCTTGATATGAATTGGGGTGATGTACACCCCTTTCAGGTATTCGCGGGTTTCTTTCTCCCCAGCAACACAGAGCAGGGCGGCGCGAAGGATATCAGTTGGAATAAACATTATTTTGTCTCCCCTGGTTTGATAATCTGAAAGCGCCCCATTACTGGATGCTCACGCACTTCATAAGGTACTGAGGCATCAACTGGGCGCGGCGCTCGTTGGTTCCAAACAATAACGTTGCGACTTCTGGTGTCAGGGGGCAGAAGTACTCCGCAGCAATCACAGCGAACAATAAACATGGGTTCACCTTCATGTATTACTGGGTTAAGTTCGATTTCATCATTGCCACACAGCGGGCATGGGAGTAATTGGTTTTCCATTAATTTGCCTCCGGGGTATAAACCGCTTTGTCGTGACTAAAATCGCCGTTCCATGTCTGTTTCATTGGCAATTCACCCTTCAGATAGAGCGCATAAATTCGATGACAGCCCTTTTCAAGCAGCACAGGAGTCTTTTTACGAAAAGGTTCTTTACCGTGTGGCTTGATCTCGGTTTCTTCTTCGGTGAGATATTTATCACGGGCATAAGAAGCCACCCGCCAGCGAGGGTCTTTCTCTGGATCGCGCTGTTCGTTGAAAATCCAATCACGTTCGAATGTCCACCACATAACTTTGCTGGTATTCACACCATTCAGGCATTTGCAGAACGAGGGAATTGTCATGCCCTTGGCAAAGTGCTTTTCCAGACTATCGACGGCAATAGCCAGCTCTTGGTTGTGCAGTCCCAGAGCTTCTATTTTTTCCTCAGCCTCCAATACCATCAGTGCTAATTGCTTACGACCAACGGAAGATTGATCTACTGTTGCAGGCAAAGCATCACGTCGAGTAAAGTAAAACTCGGTGAGGTCGTTGTAGTATTCCCACGCCTGATCCGTTTCTAACATCTTCGCGTGATTGGCAGCACCGCGCTCAGTCCAGAGCATAAGTGAGCGAGTTTTTGGTGAGATTTGCAGTTCGCTTAAAACTAGTCGCAAATTGTTGAGTTCAGTACCAACCACTTTGAAGAAGTGCTTACCCTCAACAAAACGGGATTTATTTTCATGGTGGTTTTGCTGAATACGGATCACCGTTGTGCCATACCCAGCCGCCAGTTGCTCAGTGGTTGCTACACGCTGACCGCAATATTCGATAATTTGCAGGTCTTTGGCCTCAATGAGTGCCAGTTCAGCTTTTTTGTTCATTCTCTATTCCTCAATGGATCACTGGCATATCTGGGATACCTTCGGTTTTGATCATCTCGATAAATTCATCGTGCAGCATTTCCAGACCTTCGCGGCCCATTGCCGATAACTTGAAACCTTGCTTTTGGCATACCTCCACCATGTCCTGATACATCCTTAGAGCCAGAGCCATACCAGCTTCAGGGCCATATTTCTCGATAGCGCATCCCTCAACGTGATTTGCCAAGGAGAAGCGCAGGGCGCTTGGGTAAATGCTTATGCCTCCATTCTTTCCGATGTAGATAACGGCAAGGTCAGATCCGCCTTCATCGTTCAGGATTTCAGCTGTGCCGTTTTTTTCCCGCTCTTCATTGATGAACACGGTCACAACGAGCCAGCGACAAATAATGACTTCCTTTTCAATGCTCAAACTCAGCCAGCCGTTAACTTTCGCGTCTTGAATACAGGCTAAAGTCCTCAAACCTTCAGAGATTTTTTTGTCGTAATACCCACTATCAAGCTGACGGATTGCAGCGGAGTATCCAATGACACGGTTCCCCGTTTTAATGCCGTCAGGCGTCGATTCTGGATTCAGTTCAGCGTTCATTATTAAATCCCCAATTCTTTGTTGTATCGTTGGTGGCTCATGGCCTCCCAGTGCTGCCCGCCGTCTTTTGATAACAGTCGCCAGCGGTGGGTAATGCGTAAAGACAGATAGCCATGCTGATATGTGCGGCGAGGGTACATAGCCCCACGGTGGTACCGGTTTAAAATCTGAGTGGCCGCGATGTAGATCCGAAGCGGGATGCGGTTTCCTGATAAGGTCATGATTTCACCGCGCTGCTGGCTGGCTCGTCAGATGCGCAGATCGACTCTTCTATCAGGTCATCCATGAATGCATGCCCCATAGAGGACATTCCGCCCATTTTCTTTAGGCAGGATTGATAGAGTTCCAGGATGCGGACACTTGCCGTTGTTTTCCCCAGCCCCTCGATCGCTACTAATTCGTATTGCTCCAGCGCTCGGGTTAATACTTCAGTGGTCAATTGAACTGAGATGATTTTCCCCTTGGATGATTTTTTAATTACGCAGGTGCTGCCTGTTTTCCGCTGCAATGAATCCAGCTTTGCGGCTACCAGTCGGTTGCGATATCTGCCAATTAATTCAAGATTACTCATGTTTGAATTACCTTATTTTTCGGCCTTTAGGTGTGGGGAGTCCCAGCCCAAAGGCTGTAATTAAACTTTGTTTACGGGTTACTTAATTAATAAGGTTTGGTTTCGATCAGCTCTTTATGCTGGCTAGACCACTTCTCATATTTATTTCGCCATTTAATAATCTCACGCTGTTTGGCTAATAGGCGGCGAATACGGCGCATACAACGATAATGCGCGGAGATGTAATCAGGTGATGGTTCGCCTCTATCCCAATGAATGCATCCTTCTACTTCTGTATACATTTCGCCTACGCGTGAGCTAATATCTGCCCGTTTGAATACCTTTTCAGTCATGAAGTGGGCGAGGCGGTTAATAGCGGTTTCACGGCTAAGGCATTTTTTACTGCGACCGTGTCGCATAACAAAATAAATCGGCTCAGGTTTTAACTGGAATGCTAATTCAATACCACCATCATCGATTAAATTGAGTTCCCATTCTTCAAATTTGGCAATATCAATTTTTTCAATTTTCATTTATTAGTGACTCCTAATTTCTTGGCTGTAAATAACTCGACCTATAATCATCAGTTCGATAAGGTCATTACTTGCGATTTCGTAACTTTCATAAAATTTATTTGATGGCAAAATCCATACGTTATTACGGATGAATTGGAGTCGCTTAATCATGAAAATACCATCAAGAAAGAAAGCAAAAATTCCATCTTCAAAATAACGTATTGGTGTTGTATCTATAATGACCTTATCGCGACACTCAATTTCACCTGTCATGGTGTCGTCGGGCATTGCAGCTATGAATTTGTTTTTCTCGAATGGAGTAAACAAGTTCAGGTTATATGCTTTACCGCTGACCAGATCCGGATTATTAGTGTTGCGAAAAGTAGTAGTCGGGAGGTTGTTCATGATTCAGCTCCAGCTCTTTTTTTCGCGTCATGCTCTTCAAGCCGCACGATGTTATGTGCCGCCTCAGTCCACCAATACACCTGCAACCGTTGCTGCTCGTTTTCAATCAGAGGAATAACAGCCGTTAACAAATGGAGCAAACCTGCTTTGACGCGTAATAAGCGAGTGCGGCATACATTCTCGCTGGTGTCTGGGATTGCTTTACCACGGCTGCCCATCAGTTCAGCAATCAGGGTCTGAGTTTCTTTGTATGACGGTGGGTAGATATCATCCTCATCAAAGAGCTGCGTGATTCTGGTGATCTGAATGTTGCTTAACTGGCGCTCAGTAGCCCCCAAGAGAGTAGCAGCAGATGCTTTATCAAGGCTTTCAGCTTCACCAGACCATGACAGTTTGAGATCACCAGCAGCAGCGTCTAATGCGCTAAATTCAACACGGTATTTTTTAAGCATTGCATACCCCCTGTGCGGGAATGCGGCCCGCGAATGAAATAACATAATTACTTATCAATTTCCGTCGCGCCTCTTTATAGCTGCTAGCGGTTACACGTTTCATGACTGGCTTAGCTTTAACATCAGAACGCTTAATAGTTGCAAAGATGAATACTGTTAAGTTTGAAATGGTCTCAACCTTATTAATACCGCAACGGGGACTGCCTAAGGCTAAGCTCTGGTTCTCTATTGAGATGCTCACTAGCTCTGCTTTATTAATTTTGTTTATGATTTTTATCACCTATATCCCATGAAATACTATCCCTTGATTTTTCATTCGATTTGATAATCTCCATTGCTTCGGAATTTATTTCCTCAAGGGAAGCAAATGCACATACTAAAATTGAAAATTCTCCAACTCTTTTGTAAATAGCAAAAGTGGGTGGTTCATCAAGTAAGTTGGCGACGAGTTGGAATTTATATTTTTCACTTGTTCGACGATAATGCGAAAATAAACCTTTATTATCTACAACAGGAAAATTGTGATATTCACCTGGCGCAATACGAATGGTGATGGATTCGCATTCAATAATAGACCCGCATATTGCAACACTGCTTTTTGGGATGCTCATTTTATGCCACCTGCTGTTAGCTGATGAAAATGAGATTACTCATTTCGTTGTATTATGTAAACAACAAAATGAGTTTTATTTTAAGTTTAATATTAATTCGTTGTATTTTATTGAGAATTATTTTTGTTTCATTGGCTTCGGGAGGGAGCAGCACGTCATTTGAATGCAGATTTCAGATATGAAAAGCAAAAAAAGGCCACTTAAGTGACCTTTTTCTGTATGAAAGCAGTGTTATAGCAGCCGCAATTTAGTCTCGATAGCCACACCTATAATTTTGCAATTGCCATTTACTGGAGTTAAAGGCCACGCTGGGTTAAGCCCTTTGAGGTATCGCTGTCCGCCATCAATAACCAGTTTTTTGAATGTCGCCTCATTAGAATCTTCCATTTTAGCGATCACTAAATTTCCATTGGCTGCTTCACGTCCAGTATCAAAGAGGACAAAAGTCCCTTCAGGTACGCTTAGTCCAACCGGTGCTGTCATTGAGTCACCACTAACCTCTAACCAAAACGCATCGCCTTGTATGTGCGCATCGGACTCAAGCCAAAGATCAATATCCTTAAGGCTATAAGCCTCAATGGCTTCCCCCCATGCGCCAGCCTGAACACTACTAATCACTGGGTATCTATATCCGGGAGTGTGGGTTCTCACAAAAGAAACGTTGCTACTCTCGCTACCAGTGAGTAGGTAATCTGGATCGCACTGAAGGGCTTTAGCTAACTCGTGTAAATATCGAGGGCGCTTGGTTCGTCCAGTTTCTACCGAGACAATGCCTTGCTGCGTCGTTCCCGCTAATTCTGCAAGCTCTGATTGCGTAAGCCCCAGCTCAAGCCTTCGTTGTTTAATCCTGTCCGATAATGACATTTTTAACCCCCCATATTTATGGCAAGCATCATACAACAATCATTGTAATTGACAAACAACAAATTGTGTATTTAAATACCGCAAATGTTGTATTTTGTTGGGGATTATATGTCTATTTCACTTCGATTGAAGGAGCGGCGGTTAGAGCGAGGTTTAACGCAGCATCAACTCGCTGTTCTCTCAGGTGTTAAGCAACAAACCATTCAGCGAATTGAGTCGGGTACATCTCACCGACCTCGGCACCTTCTTGAGATTTCCGAGGCGCTGGGGTGTTCACCTCACTGGTTATTAAATGGCATCAATAAAGATTTCTGATAGCTACGGAGACTAACCCATGACTCCTGATGCATTCACCCAAGTAATCATGCCGACGGTATTTTGCACCGAGGATGGTAAGTGGATTCAGGAGCAGTTACAGCAATTGGCACCCTCGTTGCGCAGAAAGGTTGTCGTTAAGTATGCAGAGGCTTATCAGGTCGCGTTTTACACGGAGTCTGTTTCATACCGTCAAGAGAACAAAGCAAGGCATGAGGCTAATACGCGATTGAGATTGTTTGTGAACAGCCACGGAAAAGCACTACAGGGTTACACGGTGAGTCCGCCGTTAGTAGCACAACGGTAAACAACCTGCGGATAACCAGACTTAAAGGTGTTTGGTTGCATTACAGCATCAAGGTGCTGGCAGGTTACTAAATCTACACATCAAGATGCATGACTTTTAGATGGCTAGATGTTCAGGTGTGTAGCTGTCTGGGTTTCTGGGTGTGTAGATGTTCCCCTTGAATCATGAGGGGGATAAAGGGGGAGTTGGGTTTAAGTGCGAAGCACTGGAACAGGCTTTTCCAAAAGACAACTCCATAGGTTAGGTAGATCTCGATCTAGGGGTTAGTCCTCAAAAATGCACCGTACTAGTTAGACGATACAAATGAGTTGAATCCCCGATGAGGGTTTTCCTTGGAAAAGTGAAATGTTGAGGTAATCGATGAAAGCAAATACAGAGACGGTGACTAAAAAGCAAGAGGTGACTGCATTTGGTCAGATCACATTCGTTACCGATCTTGCTGGTGAAGAATGGCATTCGGTTACCGTTCCTGGGTTTGGACTTGATTATCAGGTTAGTAGCCTTGGGCGCATCAAAAGCATGGCCCGATATACACGCGGCGGTAAAAGTCACTTTCTGAATACTCGCATTCTTGCCGGGAAGGTTGATAAATATGGTTACCGTACCGTAAAACTTTACAGCAATAACGGGGCGCGCACTTTTTTCCTGCACCGCTTGGTAGCACTAGCATTTATCGACAACTTACGTTCACTGCCACAGGTTAACCACAAAGACGGTAATAAACTTAATAATTGCGCCTTAAATCTTGAGTGGGTGACACACCAGCAGAATATTCAGCACGCAGTTCTTACCGGCTTGAATAAATCTCAAGGTGCCAACAACAAGCAGTTCAAGGGGCTGATTGAGTCCACTAATACACTCACTGGCGCTCGCCGAATTTTTTGCGGGAAAAAAGCGTTAATTGAATCTGGGTTTGATCATGGTGCAGTTTACTCCGTAATTAATGGGCGAACCAAAACCCATAAAGGATTTCACTTCAAGCGCCTGCCTCTGACTTCACTGGAGGCATCACAATGCTGAACATTACACCGAACTTCGCACAGGAACGCGCTCTGAACATGCTGCGTCGTGACTGGAAGTCATTTAATTCATTCATGGTCTATGCGCCTACAGGCAGTGGTAAAACCGGACTGGCGGCATTCATCGCTGATGGGTTTGTCAGTCGTGGTATGCGGGTGCTGTTTGTTGCCCCGTTCACTGTTCTGATCAACCAGACTTCCCGCCGCTTTGTTGAGTACGGCTTGCCGGAGGATGAAATCAGCTTTATCTGGCGCAATCACCCGAGCTATGACCCAGCGCTAAAAATTCAGATTGCCAGCGCCGATACACTGATCCGTCGTGAGTTTCCCGACAACATCGACCTGCTAATTATTGATGAAGCCCACTTACGCAGAAAGCAGATCCTGATTGAGATTAATCGACTGGTTACTGAAACCAATGTGAAAGTTATTGGGCTGTCTGGTACGCCATTCTCACCGTTTTTGGGGAATTACTATAGCCGGTTGATCAAGCCAACGACCATCGGAGAGCTGATCCAGCGTGGCGACCTGAGCGGCTACGAATTCTATGCACCTGGTAAACCTGATCTGAAAGGCGTCAAAACTACCGTTTCTGCCGAGTTTGGATCTGACTATAACGAAACCCAACTGGGAGAAATTATGTGTGGTGCTGATCTCGTGGGCGACATTGTTGATAACTGGTTACAGAACGGGCGGGATCTGCCCACGGTGGCATTCTGCGTAAACGTGGCTCACGCCAACTACGTCACTATTCAGTTCAATAAGGCTGGGATTAACGCTGAGGTGATGGTAGCCGATACACCTCATGAAGAGCGCCAACTCATCATTCACCGCTTCGAAACGGGTGCTACAAAAATCATTGTCAGTGTGGGTGTGCTGGTGGCTGGTTTTGATAGTGATGTTCGTTGCGTTATCTATGCCCGACCAACAAAAAGCGAAATCCGCTGGCTACAGAGCTTGGGTCGTGGGCTTCGAACCGCGCAGGGGAAAGCGTCGTGTCTGATCTTCGATCACAGTGGCACCGTACATCGTTTGGGGTTCCCTGACTCCATCGAATACAACGAACTGCCATCCAAAAGCAACGGAATGAAAGATAGCGCCAGTCGTGAGACAGAAGAGCGCACTGAGAAGCTCCCCAAAGAATGCACCGAGTGTCACTTCATGAAACCCGCTGGGGTATACGTCTGCCCGAAATGTGGATTTAAGCCACTGGCTGGACAGGACGTGGATACCGACACCCAGCGCGGACTGAAAAAATTGGGCAAGGGAAAGCGTGTATTCACCCAATCCGACAAGCAAGCCTGGTGGAGCCAGATCAAGTTCTATCAACGTCAGCGTACATCAATGGGTAAGCCCGTAAGCGATGGTTGGTGCTCACATACCTTCCACGACAAATTTAGCGAATGGCCCAAAGGTTTGAGTGATTTTCCGATGGAGATAACACCGGAAGTCAACAGCTACATCAAACACAAACGTATCTCCTTTGCCAGGGGCAGGAAGAAATTAAAGTCACCGACTCAGCCATGTATTACCGGAAATATTGATACCACCACGGCGATTATCGATGCCAAGAATCATCTTGAAGAAATACGGAAAAGTTTAAGGAAGCCAGCATGAAAACAGCAGAAGCAGCAAAGGGCCGATGGGCTGAGATTTTTGAGTATTTTGGTTTGCCACCAATCACGGGGAAAAACCACTTCAAGGGTGAATGTCCGGCATGTGGTGCTCGCGGCAAGTTCCGCATTGATGATCGTGAAGGTGCTGGAACGTGGATTTGTACCTGTGATAGCGGCGATGGCATGAAGCTGCTTAACCTGACGCAGAGTAAATCATTTGCTGAGCTGTGCGCTGAGGTAGATCAGCTTATTGGCAACAACTACCGACACATCAGCATTCCTGTCACCAGTTCAGCAGCGAAACAGCGGCAGCGCGTTATTAGTAAGTTTTCAAAGCTGGTGGATTTACGCAGCACCACAGCGGCGGATTATCTGCGCCAGCGCGGTATTAATCGTCTTCCTGTTGAAGCTGTCCGGTTTTGCGATAAACAGCGGCACGCAGGGCGGGTATATCAAGCGCTTTATTCTCTGGCAACAGATGATAAGGGTGAACTTTGTTACCTGCATCAGACTCTGCTTGATGGGGATAAAAAAGCGGATATCGGTGATAGCGCTAAGCGACTTAAATCGCTACAGGAACAGAATTATCTCGATCATGCCCGTTCAGTGGCGATCCGTATGTTTCCAGTCGCCTCCACACTGGGGGTTGCTGAAGGCATTGAAACAGCCCTGTCTTGTTATCAAGTATACGGAATAAATACTTGGTCAGTTATCAATGCCGGATTTATGGAGAAGTTCAGAGTGCCGGCGGGCGTCAAGTATCTCATTATTTTCGCTGATATGGATAAACACTCCGCCACTGGACAGGCAGCAGCGTTTAATTGCGCCACTGCCAACCTCAGAGCAAAAAATGATTTGATATCCGTCAGTGTACGCTGGCCGGATAACGGCGATTTTAATGATTTCGTGATGAATGGCGATCAGGTTCGTGAGCAGGTCTACACAAAGAGGGCAGCATAGTGAAACTAGAATCAGCAATGAAACAGTTCAGCGCCAAGAGCCAGATGATTACAGATTCTCCCCGCGCTACCTCTTCCGACTCGCTCAAAGGACCGGACCTAGCTGCAGCAATGGGAATGGTTGAGGCTCGAGCCGGTTTCGGTATGGCTGCATATCTTGGCAAAGTTGGCATCAGCAAAGAGGACCGGATCAGAACTGTTGAACAGCTTACCCAGTTTGCCATGAAGAATGCCCCGAAACATGTGGGTAAAGCGGCTGGCCGCCGAATGGCTCAATGCATGGTTATTCTGGCTAAATTTGCCTACGAGGAATACAGCAGTTCAGCAGCGGCAACCAGCCCATGCAAATGTTGCGGCGGGCGTCGATTTATAACTGTCGCTCGGGATGTTGTTACTTACCCTGGTTACATTGGTGCAGATGGCGAAGAAAAGATATCCCCGACCATCAAAAATGAACAAGTGCGGGAGTTATGCCAATCCTGTAACGGTAAGGGCGCTATCTCTATTCGTTGCCGCTGTAATGGTACCGGAAAAGTGCGCGACCTTGAAAAATCAAAACAGCTT